CTCTTCCGATCTGGGGAAATCAACTCCTACACCTAAACAATCAAACTGTGTTGGTATCTGACCTTTAATAATTAGATCAGGTGAAACAGACATATCACTTGTTCTTACTACCTGATTCTGATACTGGAAACTAAAACTTATTGGTGATTGTCTTCTACGATCATTAAGATATTCAAGTGACCACATCTCTGGCCAGTATGATTTTTCATCACCATTTTCATCTACAGTTACTGCTGATTGAATTATCTGTATCCAATCATTATCAGGAATAAAAGTAGTCTGGTGTATATCATCATGTCTGAATCTTGTACCAAGACATATAGCTCTACCACCTTCAAACATAGTTGGAACAATAACTGAGTTCCAGTTATCTTCCATAGCTACACGAATGTCTCTGTTCTTAATATCATCAGCTGATTTTATAGCATCATCAATGATACATAGATGTGAACGCTTTGATGTAACAGCACCTTTTAATCCTGCACAACATAAACTAAATTCTTCTTCACCAGTTGATCTTATACCTGCAAACTTCCAATCAATACTCCAATACTCATTAGAGTTTATTCCTTTGGCAATTTTTACCATAGGAAAGATTTCTCTATAGATTTTACTATCTTCAATAATTCTTTTTATTGCTGCACTCTTTGGTCTGGCAACATCAACAGTATATGAAATATATAAAATTTTTAATGGTTTACGATTGAGTGCATGTACACCAATAGCCCAGGCTGTAAATAAACCTAATACTGTAGATTTAGCTGATCCTCTTGGTGCAAGTATATCTACATTTGGTCCAGCAATATTAATTAGACATTCACTATCTTGATGTGTATATAAATGTTCATGCCACAGTTTCATGTGTTCTGCAGGAGGTTTATCCCCTACAACATCACAGAAGTATGCAAAATCTGTTCTAGCTTTTTCAACATCAACTGAAGATGTTTTCTTTACAACTTGTTGTTTAGCAGCTGCACGGGCAGTTCTACGATAAACAGAATAGATACTTGTTCCAGCCATGTACTAAGACTAACCTGTTAAGACTTATGATTCTTCCTGAAGAATCTTTGTCCATACACCCATTGATGCTTCCTGTAGTGGACCTTCTATAGGATCATCTCTGAAGATTAAAAGTATTTCTCTTAATGCTCTATCAGCACCAGCTAATATCAAACCTTGTCTATCTGTAAGATGTTTTTCATCTGCAAGTTGTTTTATATGTGCCCTTAATTCTTTCTGAAGCATAGATATACGAGCAGCTCCCATATCTTGTTTTACCACTCCAAGATCTATAGCTTCTCTGAGCTTTGATATATCTACTTGCATAGAATCTATTTCTATCTCAAGTATTGTATTAAAGTTTCTTTTTTTAAATTCTTTTTTAGCCCAAAGATCACAATCAGTTATAGAACCTTTATACCCTAAAAAACGAGCATAAAGATACATCTGTATTGGAGAACTGGTCTGTTTACAAAAAGCTAGATATGTTTCTCTTTCTTTATCAGATAAAGTATCTAACCAGTCGGTTATGATTTGTATGCTGATTGTGCTTGCTGATAATCTCTATTCTCTTTATAGCGTCTGAACTGCTCCTGTTGCAAGTTAGTTGCTCTGGTTTCTTCAGCAGTTTTACCGACAGTTGCTCTCTGTTCCTGACCTCTAGTCTGTGTGGTTAATCGTTCTTCCTGACCTCTGGTCTGTGTTGTTGCTCTTTCCTGTTCTCCCTTTGTTTCGGAGAGTAGACGTTCTTCAGCACCTCTGGCTCTGTATCTTCTCAGATCCTGACCAGTGTAGAACTCTTCATTAATACGATCTAGTTCAGCACCAGTTTCCATATTTAATCTGGTCTGCTCACCAGTTAACTTAGTCAATTCAGTCTGTGTTCTTAAAGACTGCGTTGGTGTAGACACCGTAACAGGTGGTGGTGGAGCAGGTATATATTCAACTCTTGGTGCTGGTGGTCTTCCTCCCATAACAAAAATCTAATCTATTAATTTAATTTTAGTGTAAAAACTCTTATCCGATACCACCAGCTCTACCTCTAGGTGAAAGTCCGGCTGTGGCGATGTTGGCTGCTGTATTACCCTGTCTAGCTACAGCATCCATTAATGTTGCCTCTCCTGTTTGTGCTCTTAATCTCTGTTGAGAGATCTTAGTAGGTGAAAACTGATCTTCCATTAATCTTCTTCTTGCAGCAGACTCTTGACCTGCACCTGCCATTTGGAAATACTGTTGAGCTGCTCTCATATTTCTGTTTGCTTCTCTACCTAATTCGTACTGTCTTAATGCACTGTCAGTTATCAGCATATTTCTAAAATCTTCATTATATTGTTTTCTATTGTAAGAATCTCCTAACTCTGATCCTGTTTCTTCTTTCTTTTTAGACTCATTAATTCTTTTGTTAATGTCACCAAAATTAGGTAATCCTAAGAGTTCTGATACTCCTAATTCGGGCAAAGGTATTCCAAAAGGATTCTTCTTAGCCCCTGCAAATCCAAATTTGACATTAGCAAATCTCATTTACTGATACTGATAATTAGAAGCTAATGCTTGAGTTGCTCCCTGCATCCCCTGTTGTGCTAACTTCTGAGCACCTACCTGACCTTGTAGTGTTAGTCCCTGCTGTGTGCCAAGTTGAGTACGGTATCTAGCAGCTCCCATGTTACGCTCAAAGTCTCTTGTTTTTGCTCTCTCTGTTATTGGTTCTATTGCTAATAAGTTCTTGATCATATTTTCTCTTTGCTGATTACCCATCTGGTTCTGATACTGAAGAATAGATTGATAACCACTAGTAGGTAGTAACATACCTGGACCAAAGCCTGTTTGATAATTAAAGTTACCAGTAGGATCTCCTAATCTATCTTTTAATGACTCTTTTACTATACGATCAATTTCTTTTCTTTGACCTGCTTTTCGGAATTGATCAGTTATATAAGCTCCAGCTCCTAATCCACCGCCTAGCATAAATAATGGGTTCATTTCTTTTAATTAACTCCTTTGATTAATATTTTATAGGTAACAAACTTAGAAGTAGCTTCCTACTGTGCTTCCAAACTTAGCTCCTTTCATAGCTCCAGCTGGTCCTCCTGCTATGAAACCACCCACAGCTCCAAGTCCAGTTCCGATTAATCCACCGAATGATCTACCTTGTTGACCTGGCAAGGTGAATCCCTGATCTTGATAACCTTCTACTACAGTTGCATCATCAGATATCTTTGTACTACCTCTCTTATAACTTTCTGCTAATTCTTTAGCTGTTTTTCTTTGTTCCTGAGCTTGATAACTTATTTCATCTTTTGCTTTTAAATTCTCATTTATGGCATCAAAAATACTACCAAATTTTCTCTTTCTATCAGGTTGATCGATTTTGTCTTCTTTTGCCATCAGTCTTCTTTTGTGTAGTCGCCACGTTTGTACTTCTTATATTGTAAAGGGTCTTCTTTCTTGATTCGTTCTTGTTCAGCTTTCTGGAACAACTTTTTAGCTACAGCAGCAGTACCAACAGCTGCCAATGTGCCACCTAATAATATAGCTGGTTCTTTGAGAGTTCCTAACTTATCAAACTTTTGTGCAGCTGGTGAAATGTTTTCATATCTAACCTTCTTAGCAGTATCAATCAGATCTTGCGTACTATCTACTTTTCTTTTTAGTGACTCTTGAACACGTTCAGTGCCTGCTCCACCTCTTCTTATTTCTTCCTGTAGTTCTACTTTTTCCATATTAAGTTTTTTCTCCATTGCATTTATTCCTTTTGTCATTGGATTTAATTCTTTAACTCCAGCAGCAACAGTAGCTATACCTGCAGCAGTTCCTAAAGTAGCTGAAGCAGTGAATGGTACTCCTTTAAATCTTATCTCTGGATCATTTAAACCACGAGCTGTTCCTTTTAATGCTCCACCAAAAGCAGTAAATGTTTGTTTCTCTGGATCTATATCTATTCTTTTACCTGCCTCTGGTTTGCGATTTACATAACGTCTGTAGTCTTTTATAGTTGATGGCATTACATCAGGACGTTCTTTTATAAATTCTTTAAAAGGTAACATCTGACTTTGTTGTCCAGCAAAATATCTAAGTCCAGCTTCTTCTACTAAACTACGTGATTTCTTACCAGTGGGATCTTCTTCTTTAGATACAGGTGCTACTGCTTTATATCCTTTAGGTCTTAGTCCCTCAGTTATAGAGCCAGACTTTCCAGAAAGTGTATTGTAAAGACGAGGTATACCAAAAGCTAAAGCAGCTGCTCCAGCAGCACTTAATCCAGTAGAATCTAATGGTCCAAATCCTCCATCGCCTCCTCTTCCATCAGGATCAAATTGAGGGCTTCCATCTTCAGTAAATGCTTCTGAAGGATATTTAGGTCCAGTGCCAGGGATACCAATGCTTTTTCCACGAAGTGCAGGAATAAAAGCTCCTAGATTAAGTTGTTGTTTTTGCCCTACATTTTCTACTACTCCTGCAACAGTTGATGCTACTTCTGATTGCATCTTGTAAGGATTAAATCCATATCCATACTTTCTTTGATCTTCTCCTGTTAAAAAGTCTGCTACTCTTTTTGAAACATCTCTTGAAGTCTTAGTTGTATCTGCTACTGGAGTTTCATAATCTCGTATACCTCCAGTTGGGCTTTTAGATGTTCTACCTATATCTGATACATAAGCACCCCAAGGTGCTCGTTTCATATTTACACTAATAGTTTTAGATATATCATCAATAAGTTTTTTAGGTGCTTGTACATCTTTAACAGCTCCTACAATTCTTTCCCCAAACTTTCTCGCAAACTCTTGACTATTTGATAAGAAATTAGGTACAGAACCCCTTGTCATTTCCATTGACGTTTACCTAGTAACTAGCTTGTCTCATCATGCTTTGTGCAAGACTGGCTAAAGTTTGATTGTTTGAATCAGGGCTCATATGCATTACTGTGCTGGGCATCTTTTCTATCTGAGCCATCTTTAATCTATATTCATACTTATCTCTTTCTGATAGTGCTTCCTGTGCCTGTACATTAGAGAGATCAGTAGTTGATGGTCTTACTACTTGAGTGAACTCAGGCTCTGCTGTATGTTTAGTTGCACCAGTAGGACTCTTAGGTCCAGCTCCAAACATTTGTCTATCTAAATCTTCAAACTGTTTTTCTTGTTGTGGAGACATTTGGTTATCCATATAACGATCTTCTAAATCGCCATATGCAGAAAGTGGATGTACTTGTTTACCAGGGAGAAATGCATCAGTTGCTTTTTGTCCAGCTACCTGACCAGCTACCTGTCCTGCAAATGTAGCAATCATTGGTTTAACTCCACCAGCTGCTAAACCTGCAGTTACTGGCATACCAATTCCCTGACTAACCCCCTGACGTAATATACTTTCTCCTAAACCTGATCTTGGTTGTTGACCCATGACACGAGGTACTACCTGTTCTGCTGCCACACCAATTCCTGTAGCTACAGCATAAGGACTACTCATCATTTTACCTACATTTCTTACTCCCTGAGCACCAGCTTCTCCTCCTACTTTTGCTCCCATACCAACTGCAGCTTCTCCCACTCTTCCTGTTGCTTTACTAGCTGCATCTCCTACTACCTTTGCTCCTTCTCTTATAGTTTCAGGTGCTTTCATTATTCCTTTTCCTACAGCTGTTAGATCATCACCTAATGCAGAAGCTAGTTCAGCTCTATTCGCAATTAGATCTTTACCTGTAGATTTAACATATTGACCAACCTGTTTTCCTATATTGCCTGCCTGCTGAGTAACTTGTTTTACTCCTTCTTTAGCAAAGAAGTCTTTAAGTTTCTGACCAGCCATCGGTATTGCTTTCTTGGCTGCTTCTCCGATAAAACTACTTGTCATGTTGTTTTTACTCCGTCTGTTGGGAACTGTCCGTTAACTGGTGGATCTTTTGGATTGCCTTGCATATATTGTAAGATACCTTGTCTGCTAGGCTTCTCCTCTTCGTTGACTAATACTGAATTTCTAAACTTAGCTAAGAAAGCATCTGATCTGACTTGTTGACTGGGATCATTAAACTGTCCCATGTCATCTGCCTGTGTGATTAAATTTTTTCTGACAACCTCTGCCTTTTGATCATCAAACTGTCCAGGTGATTCTCTAGTATAAAGATTGTTTGTATCTCGCATCTTTGCTACAAACTTATTTGTAAAGTCTGTATTAGTTCTGCCAGAGAAATCAATATTGTTATCTATCATTTCACCCTTCTTAACCAGCTGTTGCCTACGATTTAATTTGTAATCAAATACTGACATGGTTATTTCTTTTTACGTTTACGTAATTTACTTAGGGTTTTAGCTAAGTTAGCTTGGCGAACTGTACGAGTATCATACTTATCTGGATTAGATGTTACCTTTGATGCAAACTCTTTTACATCCATCCCTCTTGCTTCTGCTTTCTTAGTAAAAGCACCAGGGCGTTTGATAGCATCTTTAATCCATTTATCAGCCATTGGATAAAACTATTTTAGCAGTAGCCTTATTCAAATAAAGCTTTTTCTAACTGTGCAACTAGTAGGTCATCTACTTTGTTACCACTCTTAG